TTATTTTTATTCCATCTTTTGCAGTTAGTGTTGTTATCCAATCTGTCTCATCCTGCCTGTTTTCGGTCTTATGAAAACCATCAACACCAGTTCCCTTTTTTATATTTATAAGATCTGTATTACCAGAAAAAATTAAACCACTATGCTCTTTATATCCTGCAAAAAGTTCAATAAAAATTGAATATTTTTCATTTGTTTCAAAAGAACTTCGAGATGGTTTATCCAAATTGGTAAGGGATAAGCTTAATTCATTAAGTTTAGAGTCACCAAATTGTTTTATATCAAACTCACATCTAAGCTGAGAAAACTCTCTAACCTCAGTCCCTTTTTGGCATCTAAGTAAATATTTTCTGTCTACAAGTTCAAAATTCATTATTCTAAACCATCATCATAAACTAAAATTATTCTGTCTCCCAAGCTCTCAAAGTCAGGCTCTTCATTGCCACCAGTGGAGTCGACAACATATAAATTGCCTTTTGGTAGTCTCAAATCTGAATATCTTGCAAAAATTGGATAATTATTTGATACTCTAGCACCTTGAACAATGGGGTCGTCATCAATAGTAAAAATAGAACAAGTCCAAAAATTAGCTCTTACATTGTATAAAAAAGATAATTTATATTCTTTATCGCCTAAAACTACACTTTGTATAAAATTAGCTTCGGAAGAATCCAAAGGAATTTCTATCATCTTATTATTCCTCCAAATGTTTCTCCAAGAATACCTACATCAACCACAGAAGCAATTTTTTTCTTTTTATTATCAGTAAGCTTTTTTAAGCCTTGTTTTCCTTTATTATTCTGTTGTTGATTACGGTTTTTTTGATTTTGTTTTGTCTTATTTTGTTCTATTTTTGTAAGCTGTTTTTTCTCTACTCCAATTTTTGCTTTTATTGGCTTTGTGGTTACTTCTGTTGTTGCGGTTCGTATTTCCTCAAAGTTTAAAGTAAAATCAAGGTCATTAGAATTATCAGAACCCAAACTTTTAGAAAAACTAACAATTATTATATTATCATAAGTTTTTTGCTTAGATACAATAATAACTTTAGATACTTTTTTTATTCTTTCTAAAAGTTTTTGTTCAATGTCCAAAGGTGCAGATGATTTACCTTCATAGGCACTGGCAATAGTACCAGATAAGGAAAGAGTATCATTTTCATGTATTGTATGATCAGAAATTGGTAAGCCTGTCTCAACTTTATGCTTTGTAGTTTTTAAATTTGCGTTATATGTAATAGAATCAACACAATCAATCTCAATAGTTAATTGAGTTTCAGGAAAAAATATAATATTTTTTTCTTTATAAACAGGAGTACTCATTGCATTATCCTACTTTTTTGATTAGTATAATTTCTAAAAGCATCTACACTACTGCCAACACCTTGTTTTACGCTGTTTTTTACAGCATGTGGGTTATTATGACCTTGGGCATTTACATTAAAATTAACGTGAGTGTTTCCACCTCCACCCATTCCAACTCCCGCTGGTGCAACTCCACCTCCAAAAATAGAAGACATATTAAAAGAAGGAATCCAGGAAGCCATACTTTGAAATTTATTATAAATATAGTCAAAAAATTCTACAAATAACTGTTTTGCTCCACCGACAACATTAGAAATAATATTTTTTATATTAGTCCAAACGCTTTTATTTTTATCCCATAATTTCCCTAATTCAATACCTAATCCAATGGCGACTCCTAGCATTCCGCCTAATCCCATGACCGTGGATATAGCAAAAGTAGCAATTTTTAATAATGCTAGAATAGCTAAGAAAGCTTTAAAACCTAAAAAAACAGCCAATAAACCTGTAACAATTGGAACTGCAAGAATAAAACCCGCAATTAATGATTTTACTCCAGGTGATAAATTTTTTATATAACCTAAAAGAAGCTTAAATGCCTTTAATGCCACGGTTGCAAAAGGAGCAATTGTTTCTCCAAAATCATTCATTACGCCCATAAATTTACTTTGAGTTGTTTTTGTTTCATAATCAACTCCCTTGTTTCTAGCTTTTACTCCTCTATCAGTCGCACCATCAGGGTTATAAATAGCCTTTTTTATTCTTGCAAATTCTTCAGGGTTTTTCTGTCCAATTATTCCAATAAGTGCAGCTGCATTTTGTGCTGTTCTTCCAAAAATATCTTTTAAAATAGCTGTTCTCTCAAAAGGTGTTTTTGTTTTTAATTTTTCAGATAAAACAAGTAATGTTTTGGAGATGTCAAAAAACTTTTCCTCTTTTCCTGTTTTTTTATTTACAGTAGTAGAATAAGAATCAGATTCATTTACACCCATAGAAAATAAGGTTTCTTTTCTTTTTTTCTTTTTACCATTATTGCTAGTATCATTATCAGACATCCCACCAAATTCAGTAGCTATATCGGTTACCATTTTTCTACCAGATGTTCCTGCACTTGTTCCCTTTAAACCTGCTTGAGATAAAAGAGCTAAAAAAGCTGTTGTACTTTTTAAATTTCCACCTGTGGACATACTAGCTGGTGCCATGTACTGTAAGGAATATTTAAAATCATCAAAGTTTAATGCCGATTCATTCAAACCTGCTGTTAAGGTATCACTCACACCTCCAACATCTTTTATATTTGTTATCCCAAAAGTGTGCATCATAGAAGCAAGTAACTCTTGTGATTGCATCGGAGTTGCCTCAGTTGCGGTTGCAAAGTCTAAACTAGCAGGTAAAAAAGTTTCCAATGCTTTTCCTTTGTAACCTTGCTTAGTCATCTCTTTTGCAGATGTGGTGATGTCCAAAGGTGTATAACGGCTATTTTCTGCAATTAATTGAATTTGTGCATTAAGTTTTCTAATTTCAATATCATTTAAGCCACCAAATGCCTGTGTAGAATTTCTTTGAGCTTCGATTTCTCCAAAATTAGTAACCAAATCTTTTGCAAAATCAAAAGAAGAAGAAGCAATTCTGCCAGATCCGTTTGCTAAAATTCCACTAGCAATTGCCTTATTTTTCATAGCATTGTCAGAATTTGCCAAGCCTCTTTGGTGCATATTTTGCATTGCTCGTTCAATTCTTGCATTAACTTCTCTTGCTCTTCTTTCTTGATATTGAGCGAGTCGGTCAATACGTCTCATCTCTTCTCTTTCGTGTCTAATTCTAAGATTTTCTTCGTTCCTGGCATTACGAATCTGTACTCTTTCAATATACCTAGAAGCTTGTTCCCTAAATCTCATGCCTCTTTCAATGTTTTTTTGCTCATCTCTAGCCTGTTTAGTTGCAAGTCTCTCAACTTCTCTTGCTCTTTTTTCCTCAGCTCTTAGCATTATTTTATTAGCAAGTTCAGTTTGTCTTTGTCTATTAGAAAGAGCTTTATTGTTAGAAGCTTCTTGTTGTTTAGCAATTCTTTCAACTTCTTTTGCTTCTTTTTCAGATAATTTTAAAAAAAGTTTAGTATAAAGTTCTTTTCTTTTTTCCTGATTTTTAGAAGCCTTTTCATTGAGTTTATCGGTTTTATCAATACTGGTTTTTTCTACATCATGAACTTTTTTATTTACTTTTTCTTTAAAATCAGCAATTTTTTTAGCAAATTTTTCAGCTTTACTTTGCCATTCTTTTAATTTAGCTTCATCGACAGCAAAAGAAAGCTTTGTAACAAGTTTATTTACTATCATTATTATTTTCCTGCATCATTTCAATATTTATATCCAGTGCCTCGTTAGCCAATTCAACATCCAGCCAACTCCAATCCTTTTCTATTTCAGATAAAAGAGCGATTTTACCAACAACTAATCGCCAAATTTTCCAGTCACAGTCATTCGCTATATCAGGTTGAAAGCCATTTCCTGAGCTTCGTATTTGAGAGCGTCGAGGTTGTCGAAAAAACCATTGTGCTTTACGACCTCTAAGCAAAGAAGAAACTCATGAGTAATAGGCATATCATCCATAACTTTGTCATAGTTTTTATTTACTTCCAAAGGCGGTTTTCCCTCTTCAATAAAAAGAACTTTTTCAAGTAATTTATCAACAATGCTATCAACGTGGTCAGTTAATGATGGATTCATAAAAGTTGCTAATAAACCATCATTCATATTTACATTTTTATTATTTTTCATAAGTTTGCCAATTTCTTTTTCTTGCTCATTTTCAGATAAACCTTGTAGCTCTGGTAATGTTTCTAAAAGTTTTGGCATTACTCCTATCATCATCGGCAGTAAAAGAGATATAAGTCTTAAAAAAACTTTCCTCCCATCTTTTCTGCCAAATTGACAAATAGAATATTTATTTCCATCTAAAATTATTTCTTGATTCGATTTCATTTTGTTTTTCCTTTTTTATTTTTAAACTTTTTCTAATTGAGTACAGAAGATTTTATAAGTAACTTCATCAGCATCTCCCTGAACTTCCTCATCGGGTTGTTTCATAATAAAGCAATTTGTTCCTAACCATCCATCACCAGAGTTTCCATCTGAAATAGTAAGAGCAAAAATACCCAAATCAGCCGCTCTATCAAATTTTAATATTGCATTTAAAAAATCAACAGAGTCAGATACTTGACGTAAAAAATGTATCTCAACATCACCTGTTTTATTGTTTGTTTTTTGCCTTACAGTATGACCATCAAGCCCTGTTTTTGTGGTGTAATTATCTTTTGCTTGAGATACTTTTACCTTACTTTTTTCAGCAAAACCACCGCAAATATGAGCCACTCCACCATAAGTAATTATTATTGTTACTTTTTGCGGATCATAAGTAGTAAGTTCTTTTACTAAATCTTGCATATTTTTTTTCTCCTATTACGCTAATGCAGTGCCATCTAGCACCACTTTTATAAAAGCCCCTTGCAATTTCACGATAAAAGAAACAGAATCTAAAATTCTATTTAAACGTGAAGTATTTGGAATATCGCCAATTTTTGGTAAGTTGATTATAAAATCGTCTTCAATAATAGTATCTTTTACTATTTGGTTTAAAGATAATCTAAGAGTCGAACCAACAAGTTTTATACCGTTGTCATTCCCTGTTATTTTTGGGGTGCTTAAGAATAAATTCACCATGTCAGTATTAACAACAGCTTTTAAATAATGTAAATCCCTTACAAAATCCGCAAATGTTCCTTTTGCTGTTCTTCCATCATTTGTTGCTCCTGTATCTGCAATATCAATATAAACATTGCAATTTTTATCTAAAACATTTTGAATTTCGTCAGGAGAAAGTGGAGAAGGTGTAACTCCTTTTAAAGTTTTTAACGCAGGTTGTGCCACTCCTGGTGCATAACCCAAAAATACTCCTGCCCATGCAAAATCTGCATACTCAGATAAATCATGATGGAATAAATTTAAAGCATTCTCTAAAGAAAGATTTTTTAATTTACTCATAATATCAGTTGTGGCAGTTGTTTTTATTGCAGATGTAGATGAAGCATAACCACACATTTTATCTTCAGTTTCTACTACTCTTGCAAGGCTTGTAAATAAACCATCTGAACGGTCAACAGCAAGGCAGTAATAAAAATCGTTTTTATCGTTTTTAGCTGCATAAAAATCATCAACTATTGTTGAGCCTGCAACATCAGTTGATACAGTTGCGGTTATTGCGGTTGCATTTCCAGTAACAACAAAGCCTGAAATATCTAATGAATAATCATCTAAGGCAACTATTTCTAGTGTATTTGAAGCAACTGTTACAGTGTCAATTCCTGCAATTGCTAAAATTTGAGTTCTAAGAGCTCCCAAAGTTGTTGCCATATTTGTATCAAAAACAACAGATGTAAGAGTTACCCCATTTACAACACCATCAACAGTTTCACCACTTACAAGAGGTCTTGAAAAACTTAATGTTTTCTCAACAGCAACTGGTGTTGCTCTTTTAGCTACTCTTACTTTTTGCGGTTTAGGATCTTGTGCAAAAATAGCAGATATAGCTTTATACTCATCAGAGCCACTTCCAAAGTCTGTTTTTACAGTATCTAAGGAAGTATATAATTTTGTTTGTCCAGAAAATTTACTAGCAGTAGCAGATTTTTGAAAAACAAGCGGTATAGAAAAACTAGCTAAACTTAGAGTTGATAATACTTTTATCAAGTTAAGTGTAACTACTAAATCAATGTTTTGAGCCATAATTTTTTAACCTCGTTTTGTAATAATTTGTATTTTTGAAAGAAAAGAAATTGAAAGAAAGGATAAGTTAGTCTTCAGGTAATGTTTTTTGGAAAAAAAGGTTTTCAGGTTCTTGTTCTTCTAAATAACCTTTTATGATAATTTTGTCAAAATAACCAACGTCATCAGTATCAGAAAGAATAAAATTCATTTTTAAGTCAAATTGGTATCTGTTTACAGGGTTTTGCATATCTTCATCAATATATGAAAGGTTTCTAACTTCAGATGGTTTTTGATAACCAACATCAAAAAGTTTTTCTCTAGTAGAATCTTTTTGTAATGATTGCCATACTTTTAAGCTTAATATTTCAGCAGATAATCCATAAAAATTTATAGATAAAGTAGTATCTAATAGAGTTTTTATTTGAATTATCCCATCATTATTTTGAAAATTACTACTAGAAGCTTTTTGATTCAAATCAATTAAATTTAAAGTAATAAAATCAGTAAAAGGCTTTGGAGCTTTTTGGAATTGCCAAAAGATATTTTGAGAGTCTAAAGAACTTTCAAAAAAAATCCAGTCAAATATTTTTTCTTTAAATTGGGTTAAATTCATTATAATTTCCAATCACAAGAATAATCGTTATAATCCACATCACCAGATAAATTAACCTCTTCATTTGTAGTTAAATTTCTACTATAAATTCTCCAAAAACTTGCTTGATGAAAATCAGAAAACTCATATCTATTAAATAAAATAATAGTATCTGTATCACTTGCCAAACTTGCAAAAGAACAGAATTCTATATCTGCACCTAAATCTATTAAATTATCACCGTCAGAATCACAAATAAAAGCATGCGGATTAGCATTAAAAGATGTATAAGCAGTAAAGCCTATTTTTGTACCATCAGAGTTATATTTGGGGTTTTGTATTTGATTGTCAAATCCTGAATTACTGTTATTTACAATAAAACCTGAAGTATATATTTCTGAACTTAGGGTATTATTTACCTTATCCCACTCAGCTATCGTACATATACCGTTATTGCCACCTGAAAGAGTTATATTAGTTATTAGTACTTTATCAGAATCAGTTGGATGAGAATCTACATATTTTCTCGCACTAGGAACAAATGGAGAAGTTGTAAATAAAGGAGTAAAAGGCTTTGCAACAAAATCAGATGGAAAAAACATTGAATTAGATATATCATTTGTATCTAATTTAGCATAGCTATATCCATTCCAATAATGAACCGTGTCAATTACATCATCTAAGCCTAAACTTACAGAATCTAGAGGATAAGTAGATAAAAATAATTCCCAATTAGAATAATAAGAATTTTGAATTGTTTTATTTAAAAATTCTTTGATATTATAAATACCATCTTCATTTTTAAATATTTTTGGTACAGATTGATGAAGAAAAACAAAGTCGTCTTTTAAAAGATTTTTACCCCAAGTAGGATAAAACATATCACCAATTAAATTGCTTTTTAATATCTCATCTGTAAAATCACTATTTACCTGAAAAATGTCGTATCCTGTACCGTTACGGTCAGAAGACACAAGTATTTTACCTATACTTGGAAGTGGGAAGTCCCTATTATCTTGGTATTTTTGGAAAATTTGGTTTATATCGCTTTGATCAAGTTTTGAGGGAATATAGCCTCTTAAGTATTCAATAAATTCACCTTTTAGGTCAGGGAAAAATATCCCACCACCGCCGATTATAAAACCTGAACTATTTTCATTTAATTCAGTAAAATCAGCTTTATCGGTTCTATAATTTGCATTAGATGTATCTATTACCAAAGGCTCTAAAATAGAATCTACATAAAGCAATAATTCGTAAGTAAGTTTATCAAGCACTAAAGTATATAATTTTCTCCTAAGAGTTTTTAATATCCTTTTTTCTGACTTATAAACAAGACTATGAATACCGTCATTCTCATGAAAAAATATCTTTAAATATCCATTTTCATTTATAATTGCATATCTGCAATCTAAAGGGCTATATACATCTACATCAGACGTTATTGTGCTATCTTTATTTACATATAAAATTTCTCTTTTTTTCGATGAATCAATCATAAAAAAGAGTGTTCCATCCTCATTAAAAATTCTTTCATAAAAAGTAGCATTAGAATTTGAATCTATCTCTAAATAATCAGATTCATTGAATTGAAAAGCTTTATTTGTTATATTGTTTGTTTTTATATGACTTACGCCAGTTAATAATCCCATTTAGCCACCTATTACCAAATTAAAGTTATTTGTTGTTTTATCAAATAAAGGATTTGGCTCAGAATAATCATGTAAAAAAAGATATGGTAAGGGTAAAATATTTTGAGTTAATAATAAATTATATTTATCATCCGTTTTGTTTTTATCATTTAAAGCATTAGGAGTAGAATAATCATGTAAGAATAAAAAAGGTAAATTTAATTCTATATCAGTATTATTATTACTACTATTTTGAGGAAAAATAGGATTTTTTAGATTTAAAATAACTACTAAATTTAGGTTTTTCATATTATTAATTACTTAATGATTTTGGTAAAAGTTCTATAGAAAGTGTTGAATTGTCGATTAAACTTTGAGATGTCTCGGGTAGTAAGCAGGCTGTGTATTTATAATAATTATACTCTTCATCTTCCCAAAAAGCCATTGTTATAAGTTCATAAACTTTATTTTTCCAAATGATTTTATCAGCAATAGTTCCATCGTTTCCATCTATTATTTTTAATTCATATTCAGAATAAATATCAATATCACCAATTTTATCTCTATCAAGTAAAATTTTTCTTTTATCCTGGTTAGAGTTTCTATCCAAAGAGGGTAAAATAACTGCATCTAAAGCATATTCAACAAAAACAGGAGATGATATAGAGTAAACTCCTTTTATGTAAATGCCTTCATTTGCTCTAAAAAACCTTACTGTTCTAAAAAAATCTTCAAAATCTTCAAAAAAAGTACTCATTTTATCTCATAATCTATCATTTTATATAATAATCCTTTTTCAATAAGCCTGTGGTCAAAACCTTTTTGAGCAATAGTTCTTGGATGATTTGGTAAAAAAATCTTTTGGTCAATCTGATTTTTTATTACCTTCTTTTGCCATTCTCCAATGGTTCTCAGAAATTCCATTGGTTTTTTTTGGGAATAAAAATTGGTTAATGCCTGTTCAATCTTTTTTTCTACATTTTTTAAATTATCATTTGTAATAGAAGACCTTAAAAAAGGAGTTTCAGGTATTTTATGAGTACCAAATTCATTAAAAAAAGCATATTGTGCCCTTTTATTAGTATTCTTTAAAACTCCAATCTCTAATGAAGATGTTTTAAGTGTTTGAAGACCTTTTACAATCTCTTTAAAACCTAAATCAATCCATTGAAATGACATTTTAAATAACATTTCCTCTAAAAGTTTTACAACTCTTTTTTAATGCAAAAAACTGTAAACCATATTGACTGCCAGAGTATTGACTATTCATACTTTCATTATTGCTAGAAGCAGATGAAGCATATCTATCTTCTTTTTTTACTCTGTCAACTTCTCTTACTTTTGCTGTTTTATTTCCTGTCTGAGTTCTCAAAACACTTTCAGATAAAGATAAAGGATTTAAAACAGTAAGGTTATGAGCTGTAAGTAATGCTATACCTCTATTTGTTCTAGTGCCGAATTTTTTAGGATCAACATCTTCACTCGCAAACTCAATAAAACTGTTAATAATTTCTAATTTATCAACATCAGTTGTTTTAAACTCTGGTGCTATCAAAAAAAGAATAGTAGTTCTAATTGTATTGATTTGTTCAGGAGTCATAATAAGAATGTTTTTTGTAAAAATAGAAAGGTGTTAAAGTTTGAAAAAAAGAGGGGTTTATAAGAAATTAGTATTTAGCTACTAAGATTTTTTTAGGGTGAAAAATATGTAATCCAGAGATAGAAAGGATATACTTTGTAACATATTCCCATCCATCAAAAAACACAGGAAGAGCTTTTTTAGGAACAGTAACAACAGCTTGAAGTACATCAGGATTTTTTGGTAATAAAACCATAGCAGATTTACTTTCAGCAGAGTATAAGTTTTTAAGCTCATTACAGCTTATTATATTTTTGATACCTATTTTATTTAAGTAATCAGAAAACATTAAACCATAAGTGTTTTTTGTAGTCATTACAACTTCATAGTCTTCAGGCTCTAATAAAAGAGTGTCAACAGGGAATTTACCATCATAAACAGCATTTACTTGTAATTTCATTCCGATTATATCATTTTCCATTTGTTCAAAAGTTTTATTTCTCCATTTTTTAGAAGAGCTACCACCTCTTAACGCACCATCAGCGGTTAATGTAGTGTAGTAATTTAAATCAGCTTTGTATCTAGTAGAAATTAACCCAGGAAGAGCCTTGTCACCTCTCCAAAAACAGTTGTCTGCACCTTCTTCCATACCTCTATTGGTTTGGATGATTTTTTTAGTTTCTATATTTTGATTACCAACAATAGCTGCTTTCATTTCATCATAAGAAATACCATATTCAAGACCGTAATTTTTCACAGGAATTTGCTCTGGCTCTTCAGAATATTGAACTCTGTTAAACTTTCCATTATCGCCTATTTGTTCAGCTTTACCATCTCCAAAACCTGTTCTGTACTCAATTGTTTTATAACCTTCGCCACCTTTTTGAACCACAGGAAAGGCTTGATTATAGGTTAAATCAGCTTCAATTCTATTTTGCACAATAGTTTCTGCAAAAGTAAGTTGTTTTGATACAAAAATATTACCAGCATCATCAAATCTACCAGAGCCTACAACAGCTCTATAATGTTTTGATTTTGTAGCATCGAATTTAGGGTAAATATTTATCCCACTCATTGTTTTTATTTCCTTTTTGTTTAAAAAAATAGATAATTTAGAATTTTTAAGAAAGAAAGAGAGTGTTAAAGTTTGAAAAAACAGGAGTTTATTGGATTTATAATTGAAAAAAAAGAATTTTTATGTAAATAAAACAGGAACAGTGCCGTTTGACTCGGTAGTCAAGAATTTTGCATTAGAAACAAGAACAGCTGCGCCAGAATCGGCACTTTTTTTGATAGCTCCCACAACTTTATCAGTAGCGGATTTTACTCTTACATAAACGTTATCAACAGTAGGGTCGATGTCTTCATCTTCACAAACAAGCCATAAGTCGCCTTTTTCAATAACATCTACATAATCGCCATCAGCTTGACGCATGTTGTAAACACCGCTTGAAGTCATTTCTTTAGAATAGTTTTTAGATGCTCCAGTTATTTTTTTAGTAACATCCCAAACAAGTGTTTGAGCACCACTAGTAACCGCAATATCTTTGAAATATACTTGGTTTCCAGCTGTTGTTGCAACTGTTATTGCTAATCCACTTGATGTTACGGTTACAGGCACATCAGCACTATCATAAGTAGTTGTGTGATTAGTAGCAAAATCGGTTAAAGTTTGAGCAGATGAAGTGTTAAAAGCTGTAGCTCCTAAAGTACTTTCAACTCCATTAATAACAATTTTTCCTGTAATAGATTGACCAGTTGTAATTACTGCCGAAAAAGTGAATTTATCAGCATAAGGGTGTTGTGCGTGAGTTTGAGCCAAGGATGTTACAAGTACAATTAACCCAAAAAGCATTGTGCCTGTGGCTAGTCTAGTTCTAGTAAATTCTTCCATAGAAGAAAATTTGTGACCAGCTCTACCCATTCCTCTTACGTATAAATCTTTTTGCATATTTTTTACCTCTTATATTATTATCATATTTTTAGCTATTTGGTCGTTTCTAGCTTTTTCGGCAGGATCTTCCTCATCCATTTTGCTATCAACACCAGGAACAATTTTTTCAATAAGATTATCTAAACCATCTTTTTTACCCTCTGGTTTTGTAGCAGGTGCGGGTTTAGCGTCTTTTTTTGGCGTAACAGTTTGTTTTACAAGGTCATAAAGAGTTTCTATATAAGTATCACTAGCATCTTCTTTCAATTTAAAAGTAGATGGCATTGAATCTTTTATAGCTAAAATCATGTTATCTTTTTTACTGTTTTTTGCCAAAACTTCTAATGAAGAATCATTTTTTATATATTGGCTTACTTCAGTAATAAAATTAAGTGCCTCAGTCAATTTTTCTGGTGAAGAATCATTTTTAGATACTTCCATGTGCAATTGAGCTTCTAAAGAATCAATTGTTGCTTGACTTTTTGCTTGTTCATCTAAAACAGCTTTGTTTAATGCCTTAACATCCTCAGCATTATCAAGTTTGTAAGTTTTACCTTTAAAAATAAAATCCATTTTGTTTTTTTTCTCCGTAAAAATAATATTATTTTCGTCTTTTTTTGTAGTAGAATCACTACTATTTTGTTCAAAATCACTATCATCAAAATAAACAGCAAAGCCTTCAGAATCCAAATGAAAACCAACTTTACTACCAGCGCGACCCTTAGGAACAACAGCTAAATGGTTATAAATGATGTTGACTTGCATACCATCATATTGAATACCATCAGGTGTAACACCTTTACCATCTATTACCTCGCAATAATAACCACAAGATAACTCAGTCATTTTTCCTGATAAAATAAGGTCAATAAGTTCTTTAGAAAAAACTCTAACTTTTACTTTTAGATAAATTCCATCAGGCTCAATACCTTCTAAAACAATACCTTTGATAAACTTCTCTGTTGTTTTTGAATCCAACATGTTTTTTGGATGTAATTTTGTTAAAGGTTGTTTTTCAAGAGTTTTATAAGAATCAGGGTTATGAACTTGTATTGCTGGGCGATATTCTCTATATAATTTACCGTCTTTGGTGTAATAATCGAATACACCAGTTCGAGTTGCGTAGGCTTCTAATTCAAGATAGCCCTCGCTTGTCATTTGCCAAGAATCTTTTTTTATTTCAAGTGATGATACTCTAAATTTTTTTTTCATTTTAACCTACCATACTTTCAAAAATAGGCTCTGCAATACAACGACAATTAATTGGCTCTCCTGGGTATCCTTCACTTGGAGGTTCTGTCCATAAAAACTCTTCACCTTCCAAATCTTGATGTTTTGGTCTTACTCTTTCATCAAGCATTGTTCTCCAGATAAAAGATTTTATTCCCAAACTTTCTTGTCTTAATTTTGATAAAAGACCATTTAATTTACTAATCTGGTCACGAGCAATTAAAGCAGCTCTACTTTCAGTTACTCCAATTTCTTTTTGTATTTTTGATGTAATAGTCTTAAAATCATCACCATTTATTACAGCTTCATTAACTATTTTTTGGACTTTTTCAAGATGAATATTTGCAATGTTTTTTATGAGATCAAGATTTGTTTTTGTAAAAGTGTCTAACTCTTTTTGTAGCCATGTTTCAGATAAAAAAATATCAAGTGCTAATGCTGTCTTAATCTGTTTTTCCCATACTTTTTTATTATAATGAGATGTTTGACTTCCAAGTGTTCTTACTTTTTTTTCAAAAACAGTTAAAGCAGTTTCAAACTCATTAATAATAAGAACTTGATTAAGCAGATCATCTTTTCTAAAAGATTGCTCTATTTTTGTCAAAACAACAGAGAAAAGATTTTTATAAAGTAAATCTAATATAGCTCTTAAGTAATCTCTTTCTATGCCATTTGGGTGATGTGGTAAAGGTAATTTTGATTTAGATATTACCATTTGATACTACCTAAAAGACCACTAATTTTAGTTCCTACTTTTTGGAATAAAGTATCTTTTTTTTCTGAAATCATTTGAGTTATTTCATCAGAGGAAATAGCTTGAGTTTCCCAAAGTTTTTTTACACCATCGGAATAATTTTTGAAAGCAATACTATTTTCTTTTTCTACTGTTGCCTCTTCTATTTCATCAAGTTTATAAAGGTTTGCATAATGCCATTTAGGCTTATCCATACCTTTATAAGCAGAATAATATTTTATTAATTTATCCCAATTAGGACGTATTCTATTTTGCTCAGAAGTAAGAAAATCTTTCCATTGCTCCATTTGAGTCTTACCACTTTGCCCAAGACCGCCCTCTGTTTTTTCTCCTAAAAGAATATTATGAGGAATATCAAACATAGCAACCAAATATTCTTTAAAAATGGCAATAAAATCTTTTAAACCAGATACATTTGCAACTTGTCTTAAAAAATCATCTTTTGCGTCTATAACTACAGCTCTTACAATAGAACGAGTTTGTTCCATTAAAAGTAATCTTTTTATTATATCAGCTTCGCCTTGTTCATTGTCTAAATCATCATTTAAGCCGTCTATTTTATATACTGTTTGAGAAAAATCATTAAGGATATTTGCACAAGTATCATGGGCAACAGTGTAATTTCTAATAGCAGAGTAAGAAGATTGTAAAATAGAATCACTAAAGCCTAAATTTTCCATTCTTTCATTAATTGTGCTTGAATGCCCTTTAAAAAGCAAAAGTCTATCTTTATGTATATAGATAGTTCCTTCACCTTGAATATTGATAAAATAAAGCTCAGTTTCTTTGAGTGGGTTATAATTATCACAATAAATATAACTTTTATCTAAAATAAGAACTCTTTTACCAAAACCAGTTATATTTTCTACATCTACAGGCTCATTAAGTTCTCTTCCATCTTCTATATCTAAAAGAATTGCAGAACCACCAAAACCATTTTCCCAAAAAAGGGCTGTCATAAATTTTTCATAAAATGGAGATAAAAAGACTTCAAACTCTTCCTCTAAAATTTCATCATCTATACAAAGTTCTAGCTCTTCTTTTACAATTTCCATAGCAGGTTTTATACAAACCTTTTTAGCCATCTTATTATCACGAATTAAAGTATCTAATTCATTATAAGAAAGCTTTTTGCTTTTCATGATAAAAAAAGCTGATGTTTTATCTCTAGCTGTATTTAAACCCGTTAAAACATTAGAAAATCCATCAAATTTAGAATTGATGAATTGACTAGTTGCGGATATTAGAGAAGTAATTTTTTTTAGCATAAAAAATTGATTTTGAATTGTTTTTGAAAAAGCAGAATATGAGGCAGTTTAAAAGGCAGTTATAGGACTATTTTTGAATTAAAACCGAAATGAACTTGAAAGATAAACCCCTAAGACATTTTAATTTTTAAGGACTTGAGAAAAAGAAAAATGTCTTGAAATTTTTTGAACTTTAACAATAAATATTATAGCATAAGATTTTATAATTACAATATTAGCGGTATTTTTTGGAATGCCCACCCTTACCTTTCAATGCTTCGTATTTTTCAATAAGGCCAGCAATAGAATCGGCACCATCGTCAGGTGTCATACCTATTTTATATTTAATCAAAATAGCGTAAAGATGTGGCCATCTTATAGCCCAATCATGAGGCATAAGTAAAATATTATTTGCAGTATTACAAGTTGATGCAATTCTAGCGTTTTTATTACCAGATTGATGAAAAGCCTCTATTTTTATAGACCTTAAATTATATTCTTCTCTTACTTTTTTTATAAGCTGGTCAGTAAAAAAATTACCTCCATTATTACCTTCTAAGTAATTATAATCAGGTTTATTTATAGCTATTTTATCAGCACATTCATTTAATGTGTGTCCCATTTTTTCTTGTGTATAAATCCAATCTACAACATATAAATAACCATCTCCGTAATCATTGGCAAAAGGCATTGATAAATAATCTACTCCTTCATCTGCCAAATCTGCATAAGAAAGTTTTAATTTTTCTATTTTTGGTAAAGTTACATAAGTTTTGAAATTATAAATAGCTCCAAGTAAATCTGGAGGTTCTTGTAAATAGTTTGCAGAAAAAATAAAAGGATCTGCATTTTCTGGATTTTTTAAAAAATCAAACTCTTCATAGTCAATAATAGAAGGACATAAAGGCACTCCATTTTTATCTACTACAGCAAGTCGTAATACATACCAATCTTTTGCAGCTTCTGTTTTTAATATCTTACCTATTACATCATCATTAGACCATCTCGTCATATTAATGATTTGAACGCCACCTTTTTCTATTCTGCTTAAAAAAGTGCCTTTATACCAACTCCAAATCTTTTCTAGCTCATCAGTGTTATATGCAACTCTATGGTCTTTTATCAAGTCATCACATATAGCTATATTACATCCTTTACCTGTTAAGCCTGAATTTAGACCAGCTCCTTTATAATTAAAAAATTCGCCTTCTAAAGCCCACTGATGAAAGGACGCATTACCATCTTTTATTTTTACTTTAGGAAAAATATCTGAGTAATCAATATCATGAGGAAATGTTTTTTTATCTCTTATACCATCTCTTGTAAAACGAGAGAACTCAACAGCCATTTCATCATTATATGAAACTGTTATAACTCTATTTTTTATATTTATTCCAAAAATCCATCTTGAAAAATTTACAAGAGTTCTACTTTTTCCAAACCTTGGAGGAATGGACATTAAAAGTTTTTTATATGGTTTATTATTTGTAGGATTTATTAATTTGCCTTGATAAAGGTCTTGAAGAGTATCGCATATTAATTTTAAATGCCATTTTTCTTCAGTATAAAAATCAGGCTCTAATAATTTACAAAAAGACCAGAAAGAAGTCCTAGCAAGTTTTATTTCAGATTGACGAGTATATTCAATAAATTCATCAATCTCACTGTCATTCAATTTGCTCGGGTTGAGATGTTGATGTAATTTCATATTGTTCGTGGTTTTCTATAAAAATAGATTTATATTTTGCAAAAGCTTTTTTTCTTTCATCGTCTGACATATAGTTAAAACGAGTATTAGTAGTATTTTGATTGCTATTCAGATTATTATTTTTATTATCATTATTTACAGTAATATTTGCACCGCCACCAGATGCAGGAGCATTCCAATTCTTTTTATCTCTGTTATATAACCATACTTGTATAGCTTTTACATCAGCAATAACATGTTTTCTAAGTATTCTAGTCTTTTTTTTAATAAGTGGATTACCATTTTTATCAATAAAAGGTGTTTCCAATCCGGTAAGCTTATCTTTAAAATAAAATTGCTCTACAATTGTTTCTTCATCAGTAATATCATATCCTACAGCTCTATTAAATAAACTATCAGAAACTTTTTTATTAGCATGAGCTTTGTTCTTGGACACCGCCTCCGAAAACTCCGAAAACTCCTTTAAGTATTCGTAAAAGGTACTTTCAGCTATAAAAAGTTTGTCTTTTGCTATCTCTTCATTTGTGAAACCTAAAGAAACCCAATAAGGTATTTGCTCCAAAAAAGGCTTTACTTTTTTTTCATAGTCAATGGGCCTACCGTTGTTATTAATAAAATTTTGTTCTTTTTTAACTTCAATTTCTTTTGATGGTGCAGGTAGTTGTTGACTTTTTGAAATGTATTTAGGTTTATTCTTCTTTTTTTTGCTCATCACTTTTAGACAAAAAAACATCACAGGCAATATTTATACCTACTGCATAAAAAAAATAATCCCAAAAGTTTTCTAGTTTTTGATGATAATTTAATAAATAAAGAACAAAAATAAAACGAGATATATTTATTAAATTAAAAATAAGGCTTAAAGCAATATCTTTCATAGCCTCTTCCTGTCTTTTTTTTCTTCTTTTTCCGTTCATGGTTTTATTTTTGGTGGTTCTAAAAATATTGTAAGGTTATCATTCTCATTAAAAATGGAATCTTTTTTATCAGTAAAAACATCTATAAATCCTACATGTTCACCTTTTTCATTATAGATTTTACTTAGAAAAAACTCTATAGGTTTATTATTTTTTGGAGTAAAAAGACTCTTTTCAAGTTTTTGAAGTAAGCCTTTTTGAAAAATTCTCATTATTTTTTAGACTTTTTTAGATTGATAGTTGATTTTTTACTATCATTATTTTTGGGTTTATTAGGTTTTAAGTTCCTAATAGTAGGCTTTTCATTTTTTCTTTTTTGTTTTATAAAAACTGTTTTATTAATAACAGTAACATTTTTTACTATTGTTTTATTGTCATTTTGTTTTGGAGTAAAAAGGATGTTCCGTTCAGGAACAAAGTTATTATTGTTATAGTGCAAAGCATTATTATGAGGTAAAACATTATTTTGTTTATTTTCTCGTGAATTACAGGAAAATAAAACAGAACAAGATGTAAATAAAAGGGATGCAAATAATTTAAATTTAGAAATTTTCATAGAAATATACCAGTGTAAAATATTATAGTTTTTAGTTAAAGTTAAAAGAAATTTAGAAGGTTTTTAGGAAGTAAAAGAGGTGAAAATAAAAGAAATAAAAAAGTTAATTACAATTAACTTTTCTTACTTTAAGTCTATACAAAGCTTTAAGCGTTTTTTACTTACATCTTCTTTAAAAGATACATTCAAAGCTAAGTTTTCAGAAATCAATTTTTGAGAAAAAATACCCATTTGTTGCCTAATACTTAGTTCTTCTTTTTGTTTTATCTCAGCTGGATGAGTAGTGGTTGTATGAGAAATATGATTATAAGGAATAAAATGTTTGTTATTTTTTTTTTCAATTGTACTTTCAGGCACTTCAAACCTTTCTACCCGTCTATTATAGTTATTATTATTTTGATTATTATTATTTTGCTTTCTTGCATTATTTTCTTGTTTTTGCTCATTCAAAATATCTTTTACTGTTTTTTGTGTAGCCATATTATAAGATCCTTTTTTTGATAAAAAGCATGTCTTTTATAATTATAGGCTATTATGAATAAAAACATACGAAAAGTAAAAAGATTTTTTTAAACAAAAATACCCTAGATTGCTCTAAGGTATTTTTGCTTTTTTGACTTAAGTGTATATATGGAAAAGGTACTAAAAAATATTATAGCTTACTTTTTTATTTTTGAACCTTCTTTTAAATAATAAATATATATTCTCCTCTTAAAAGTCTAACAGGCTCTGTTTTACCCATTACCCATATTTCATCTTTAAACCTATCTTTATATTCTTCAGGACAAGGAACTGTATCAACTATTTGCCCTACTTTTGCATTAATTGGTTCGCCTTCATCACTAGCAATATCGCAACCTAAAATTTTTATTTTCATCTTTTTTTTAAATCCTCTATTTCATAATTACCACAAATTAAGTGATTATCAAATTTTATACAATTATTTTCTACTTTATATTCATTAGTAAAATAAAAACTATTTTCACAATGAATTATATATTTATGAGTTTTTTTTTGCATGATAATAATCAGTTATTACGAACATACAAAACAAAATTAATCCCAAAATAACTATTAATATCAAAGAAGGGAAATAGTCATCTATAAAATCTTCTACCTGTTTTTTTAAGAAATGTTATATTACCTGAGTTAGGCAATTCTAAAATTTATAAAGCAAAAAAAAGAATGGAATTAAGATTAAAGCCTAAAAAATGGGTAGAAGAAAATCTAGTATTAACTTTTGATATAGAATTAAATCCTTTTCCTATATTTATTAGAGATATTATAGAAAAAGAAGATGTTATGGAGCTTTATTTAGATTATTGTTTCCAAAAAATAGTTAAAAAGAATCCAGAAAAAATTAAAGAAATTTTAGATAAAATAAAATTAATAGATTTAGACTTATATTCAAAATTAATTTAATTTATACTAAAAGCTTTGTATATTTTATGTTTAAAGCATTAACCATAGATTCAGCAATTCTTTTTATAACAGGAACTACAACAGAGTTTCCTGCTTGTTTATAGCAATGAGATTCTGCCATAGATTCAGGAAATTTAAAAGTATCAGGAAATCCTTGAAATTTTAGACATTCTAAAGGGGTTAGTTTTCTTATTCCATAATCATCTAATATTAATGGTACATTATGACCACCTGTTCCCATATTAGCCGTTAAAGTTGGGCATAAATTATTTTTATTTTCTCTTACATATACTCTTCTCCATTGATATAAAGTATCTTTATTTTTCATTTCTTCCAAAAGTTTAGGGTAATATTTATGATTTTCTTTATAGTAGTATTTATCATTTTGTTTTTCTTTACTTAAAATATCATGAATTGTTTTTGTTAAAGGAATTTGAGATGGTATTTTAAAATTTGCAGTGCATGAATATTCATTATTTAAACTAAATAAATTACTTTCTTTAATATTTTCTATTCCTGCTTCATTCTTAAATCCTATAATATATATACGTTCTCTTGTTTGAGGAACATCACCATAATTTTTAGAATTTAATATAAATGGAATAAAAGAATATCCCAAATCTTCAGTTATTGTTTTTTTTATAATTTCAAATGTTTTTCCTTTTTCATGGCTAACTAAATTTTTTACATTTTCAAGTATGTAAGCTTTAGGTTTTATAGAATCAATAAATCTTGCTGTTTCAAAAAATAAATTTCCTCTAGGGTCATTAAAACCAAGTCTATAACCTGCTATTGAAAACGCTTGGCAAGGAAAACCAGACGTAATAATATCAACATCACCTAATTCTTTTTTAGGGTTTAAAATATTGTGAATATCACCTTCTATAAGTTGATGAGATAAATTATTTCTATATGTTTTACAAGCATTTTTGTCTAATTCATTAGCCCAAATAGGCTCACATTCAGCTTGTTTAAAACCTAAACAAATGCCTCCAATACCTGAAAACAAACTACCTACAGTATATTTATTCATTTAAACCCTTTATTTATTTATTGCCTATACGGGCAAAGAAATTTATTTATATATTATCATATTTTACTAATACCAAAAATCATTTTATATTATTGTTTTTGAAATTTATTAATATAATTGAATCTCAATATTATACAAAAAATAAAAAGAACCATACTTTTTTATTTTCTCCTTTTCTTTTCACACATTTTCACATGTAAATATTCATTATAATTTTTAAAATTTTCTAACTCTTTACCTTCCCACCAGACAAAACACTTACCACAAAAAAGAGATGTAGAAACAACTTCATTACATTTTAAACAATGAAGTTGTTTCTGTTTTAAATCAACTATTTTTTCCTCAAAAGGAATTGAGTCTATTTTATCGGTATCATTTACAGTTTCAAATAAAAGCAACTCTTTTTTATATTTTGATAAAATAGACTCCACTAAATCAAGATTTTTAAAGTCCTCTAAAAAAATATCCATTACATTAAACCTTTTTAGCTTGTAATTTTCTAAGATTTTTAGTGCAAATTTTACACATTCTATCTTTTTTAGACTTCCAAAAAGTTAAACCTAAATCATCCCAACTTAAATTATGACTATTAAAACCTTCTTCTTCTTCAGATACATTTATACCATTTTTAAATTTATGACATAAAGAACCTGCGATAATTTCAGGCTCTTCATGATCCTGAATATAATCATCTTCATTATCATCTTCAGGTTCTTCAAAATTTGGATTTTCTTTTGGTATAAAAACATGGTTTAAAGTTTGTTTTTCTTCATAATAACCTTCGTCATCATATCCTGTATAAGTAATTGAAGCTATTTTATATTCTACTTTCATAAAATAAAAGGTGCATTACTATATTGCCCTGTCGGTGTAGGAATTGGCGAAATAGAAACTAAAATTGATGGTGCAGGAGAAACTAAAACTTTACTATAAATTTTATTTCCTGCACTAAGTTTTATCCAAAAAATAGCAATCATTAAAAAGATAAAAAACTTACTTATTTTATTCATTAAAAATACCATCTTTTGCTTTAGATAAAATTTTATCCATTACTTCAATGATTTGATTATTATCTTTAATATTAGAGCTTAAAAGACTTTGCATATAAGTTTCTTTTTTTTCTGTAACTATAAGAATAACATTAAATTCATCACCTAAAACACTAAGGGCTAACTTAGTTAAACCATTACATTTTTGCTCAATATTCAACTATTTCACCTCTTTATTTTTTCTATTTCAATATCTTCTTTTATTCCGGCAGAAACCTTATCAAGAAAAACAGTAAGTTGTTTTTTATCTTCAACATTAGATGCTAAAAATAAATTTGGATTTTTTAAAACATCATCTCCAATTACAAAAAACATGTAAGGCAGTTGACTAGGTACAATATTATCTAAAAATATTTTTATCAAATCAACCTTTGTTTTAATATCAATATTATGTAGTTTTTTTATTTGTTCTTGAAATTCTTTTACGTCCACTTTAGACCTCTTTATTTTTTAAAAATTCATATTGAAAATACATCTTTTTACCATCTATCCTTTTTACTTTATTAGAAACAAGATATTTACTTGCTACTAGTTCTCTACAATACATTCTGGTTATTTCACTAGAAACAAAATAACCTTTTTTACCCAAAAATACTTGAACATCTTGAATAGTAAGAGAAGCTGTAAAATTATTGAAGATTTCTTTTATTACTTCCAAGACAACAACTCTTTTATTTACTACCTTTTTTACTTTTTCCACTTTACACCTCTTTTTTAGAAAAAAATATTGGTTTTGTGCCTGTTTTTGAATAAGAGCCAGTTTCAACCATTTCAGAAACATATTTACGGATTAAATAAGGCTCTATAATCATATCTTTTTTATCCAAAAAATTCATTATTCCATCATAGGTTAATTTTTTATGATCATCAAAAAGCTGTTTTATTTCTTTTACAACAACTTCTTTTTTATTTCTTGTAACTCTTATTTTCTCTATCATGCAAAGCATATCTCTATGTCATAATTTTCTATATCAACCTCAACCCTAGTAATTTCTTTTTTTTAAGTACTCTTGATTTTGTTTACTTATGTATAAACTAAATTCTAATGATTTTATACGAGCATCAACATCTTTTTTATCTTGTTCGTATTCTTTTAATTTTAGCTGTAAATCTTCTTTTGACATTTTATTTTTACCTTCTTTTTTATTACTTTTATATTTTTGAGAAAAAAAGCAAAAAAGATTTGTTCCTTTTTGCTCTATATTGTTTTTATCCAGAGAACTCCGATGAATCATCATCACTAAAACCATCATTACTATGCTCATTGTTATATTCATTATCATCAAATGCGTCATAGTTAAAAGCTTGTTCTATTAAGTAATCAAGGAATCTTTGAAGTTTTGCCATGTCCATTTTTTGGAGTGAGAAAAAAACAGTTCCTAAGTTTTCTTTTCCTTTAAAAGTTCTGATAACAAATTGTAAAACACCATTAGAATTATTCCATCCTACCATTTTAAGTAATTCAGGACGCTTAGGGTTTTTATGGCAAAATTGGTAATTTTTATATTTTTCACCGAATAAAAATTGAGCAAAAGCAGTGTAAGTGTCTTCAGTTTCTCTGAAGTGCTTTAATCCTTCAACTAGATTGCAAAGTTCTGATAAACTGATTTTTGAAATAGCCTTTTCTTTCCAGTTGTAGTAGTTCACTCCCTGTTTTTTTTCTTTAAGTGGAGCAATGGAAAAGAAAATTCCATTTTTAGATAATTCAACCTCAAAGGCAGAACTAGAGCTGTAAAAAATTTGTTTGTTAGTGATTTTAATCACGATTTTATACCATACCTTTATACATAGCCAATAGATGCACCCAAGAATAAAAAACTACTACTGTTAATACGAACCAAGCCACAACTTGATAAAATTCTTTTACGGAATTATCTATATTATTTAAACTTTCTCTTATTTTTTTCATGCTTTTATCCTTGAATAATAGGGGGGGGGAGAAAAAGGAAGTTATTTCGCTTCCTTTTTTGGGAGGGGGTTATGCGTAAATTTCTACGCTTTTTCCTCTGCCTTTTAGACACATACGGATTGTTTTTAAGATACTCAATTCTTTGAATCTGATGTTTTCATCACATGATGGATGAGATTCAAAGAAAGCCTCTTTTTTAGCATTGAAAAGAGAGATTAATTCATTTGTAGTTTTTTCATTAAAAATAGCTTCCATGCTTTTTTCAAATGTTCCTTTTGTTGCTTTTCTAGCAACTGTGTTTCTTGTTACCATTTTTGTTAAAGTCCTTTTTACTGGAGAAGTAGCTCGGTCGCCAAACTTAACTACTTCAAATTAAAAACCATAACTATATTATACAGCATAATATATATACTGTAAATAGATTTATATATCCTATAGATATATTTAACTTAATTTTAATAATTAAAGATAAAGGATATTTAGAATAATTATAGCTGTTTTTAAGATATATTTTATATTGTGATAGAATATATAAAATTTTATTTTAAGGGACTTTAACGATGAAAGAAAATGTAAAACAAGTATTAATTTCAGTTATATTAACTATTTTAATTAATGCAGGTTTTTATATGATCATAAAAAATCAGATAGACAAATCTGAAAATATTATAAATGAAAAAACAAAAATAATAACTCAGTTAGAAAAAGATAATACTAAAAATAAAGAGTTGATAGCAAGAGTAAGAAAAAACAATGCACTGAATACGTTTTCTTCATTTGTTGGTAATGATGGAATAGTAACAGAAGAAATAAGAATAAAAAAAGTAGTTTTTAATGAAGATTCATGGACAATAGATATTACTCCTCAGCCTAAAGCAATGCTTAAATTTAAAGGAGATGGTAATTTTACTATTGCAGATAGAGAAGTAAAAAAAATGCTTTTAAATATTGTAGATATGTTTAAGAAAAACTATTATAATTTTTTTGATAAAGATTTTAGAGAAGATGTTGGAATACTTGATATAAAAGGCGTAGATATAATAATTACAAATAACAATTATGATGTTGGTACTTATAGAGATGGAAAAATAACATTGAAAGGTGAAAAGTAGTGAGTAAATATAAAACTTATTTTATAGCTTTTATATTTTTATTTCTTATAATTGTTTTTTTACCAAATCCAGAAAGTCAAAATAAACCAGAAAAAAAAGAAGTTGTTTTAACAGCTGGAGAGAAAAGAACAATACAAAAAGAAACTTTTGTTGGGGCTTTTAAAGAAGATGACTTATATAATGTAAATGCTTATATCCAAGAAAAAGATATGGGAGCATTCGACCAACTTATTGAAGAGGGAAAAATTTTCTTTATTCCAAAAGGAAAAAAAGTTTTTATAGTAAATGAACATCTCTTTAATGAAAATATTGAGGTAAGATTTGAAGGGAATACTACAGTTTTTTGGACATCAAGAAAGATTTTTGAATAATTAAAACAAAAGTAGTTACCTAAATATCTTTATAGAGTATATATTTATGTTTACAGTATATATATTATATTGTATAATAAAATAATATATTAGATTCTCATATTAGGTTATATGACAACAAAAGTAAAAAGTAGATTAAATCAACTTCGTAAAGATAAAAAGATTACGCAGATAGAACTTGCAAAAGAAACTGGGATAAATGCAATTTTTTTATCGAAGTTAGAAAATGGTAAAGTTGAAAGATTACCAGTTAGCGTTTTAATAACACTTTCAAATTTTTTTGATAAATGTCCTATTGAAGATTTGATATATATTGATCATAAAAAAGAGTAATTAAAAAAGCCTCCTAAGAGGCTTAAAAAATTTGAACAGAGGGTATAACTGAAAGTTTGGCGACCGAAATTACACACTCAACCAGTAAAAAGGAGGTATTTTTTTGTTTTACATCCCTAATAGAAATGGGTTCTTTTTAATTAACCTGTTTCTATTAAATAAGATAGTAGCAGATACAAAGATTTTTGTAAATATATTTTTTTCTATTTATAAAAATGGCTATAATCTTTTGTTTGCAATATTTACAAAATTTTCACGTTATACATACGTTATACGTATGTATAACGGAACAACAAAAATTATATTAAAACAGGGACAAAAAACAATGAGTAAAAAAAATAAAATAGATAAAAAAATAATTCAATTTGGAAATTCAGCAGGAATAACAATTTCAAGCGAAATTTTAGGCAATAATTTACTTGCACCTGTTGGATACCCATTAAAAGTAACAATATCTAATAAGGGTCTTGTTAGCTTCACGCTTCCATTAAAAAATAATTTTATAAAAAAGGATGAAAAAGAATAAAGTATATGACATTAAGTATAGAAAAAAACATTGATTTACGTTCAGATAAAAGAATAGGAGTTTTCACTCAGAAATATATTTTAATAATTCAGAACGAAAAAGATACAAGTATTTTTGAATCAGATTGCTTTGAAATGATTCAAAGAAAAATAATAGAACTTGATAAAAAAGGATCTGTTTATTTTAGTTTCAAAAAAGAAGATTTTGAAAATTTTGAAGATGTAAAAAAGGCAATTATTGCAAATATGCAAAGAGTGGTAAAAGATGGTAAAGAGTTACCAACTTGTGTAAAAGATTTTGGAGTGATTATAAAAACAAGTCCTTCTTTACCTGGTGTAAAATTCTACAATTTTTTATCAGAAGAAAAAGGTAATACAGCAAATGTTGTTTTAGAAGAAAAAAATGTAACTAAAGTAAATGAAGTGGTAACATCAGCAGCTGATATTTTTAATAAAGTTTTTTCTTGCTTAGAAGTAAAAGAAGAAAAAAAAGAAGATGCTCAATTTTCAATAAAAGATATAGAAGAAATTAATAAAAATGTTCCTGAAACTTTTAAAGATAATTTTTTAGATAATCTCCCAAGAATTGAAGAAATAAATAAATCAAATGGACCAGTTCTAAAAATGGGTGAAATTGCTTTTTATAAATTACTCAATCAAAAAGATGGAACAATTTTTAAAAGAGATTATTACGATTACAACGAAGCTTTTAAAGAAGCTGAAGCAATAAGTAATAGTCAAAAAACTGAGATAGTTATTTTAAAGGCTATCAAGGCAGTAAAAACAAAAGTTCAAACAAATATAAAAGAATTTTTTTAATATTATTAAGTAAAGGCAAGGTACAAAATGTCAGTTGAATTAAATGGAGTAAAGGTAAGTAGTCTTTTTGGAGAAAAAAAGCAATTAGAAATTACTGAAGAATTAGCTAATTTAGATAATAAATCATCAAAAAAAGAACAACTTAGTTTATTTGATGGCTGGGGCAATCAAGAAGAGGTTATAAAAACAACTTCTATGCTTTCAGGTTTTAATGAGAATGAAAAAATAAAATTCAAAGTATATCTTCAGGAAGGCGAAGAACCTTTTATGAAAATAGTAGGAAAGCTTTATGCTAATGATATTTATGACATTATCAGTGAATTAGAAGGCTTTAGAAATAGAGTAGAAAGTAGTAAATAGACATTATTAAAGCCCTGTTAGTGCAGGGCTAAAAACATTTAAGATAGTGCTTATTATAGCACAAAAGGAAAAGGAAGTATATGAATACTCAAGAAATAACAAAAGAAAGATTAGAAAACATAAAAAAAAGAAATGGTTTTTATGTTCTAAATGAATTTGAGGACGAAGTAAAGCCAAAAATATCAGCTACAGAATACTCTGTGTTTATGTCTTTGTGGAGATTATTATATGGATGGCAAAAACTAGCTGATTTTGTAACTAACAAGACATTGCAAACTAAAACGGGGCTATCAGAAAACACTATTTTAGGGGCAATAAAACAGCTTATAAGTTATAACATTATAAAAACAAAAATCTGTTGGCAAAATGGATTTAAATATCAATTCATAGAAATAAATGAAATGACAGAAACTTATATTCTTCCTGCTCCAAAAGAAAAACTTTTAAAAAGAGTAGATAATTTTTTAAAAGGTAAAAAAGAAAAAGTTAAAAAATCTGAAAAAGTTATTACTCAAACAACAAAAGAAGTTTATAAATTAACACCTGAATTTATACAATTTATAGAAGAAATAGAGAAAAAGCCAACCTCAAATTTAGAGGTAGATAACCTCAAAAATTGCGGTTACCAAACCTCAAAAACTGAGGTTACTACTACCTCAAATTTAGAGGTGTCTTATAATAAACATACATCTTCAAAAACAAATTTAAAAACACTCATACACACAGAAGAAAAAAAAGAACAAGTAGTATCTTTAAAAAATGAAATTGAAGAGGAAATATTAAAAAGAGTTTCATCAAATCCACATCTTAAAAAATTAATTACTCCAGTAGTAGAAGAGAAGAAAGATAGAACTTTATTTCAAAAAGTATCTTCTTTTATACAAAAACCTGACTTTACAAAATTGGGTGTTGTGAATGATTTTAAAAATTTTGATAAGAATGCTAAGAAAGAAGATTTAAGCAATGAAAAAATTGGAACTGATGATTTTGAAGATGAAGAAGAAATAAAACAAAAAAACAAAGCTATAGAGAAAGTAAAGGTGGAAAAACAAACAGAGAAAAGAAATGTTATTGATGATATTCTTCAAAAATTTGGAGTAAAAACAAAATTGAAAGGCTTCAACTTAGAAATTTTAGATCTTGATAAAAATACAATTTATGATTCAATCGAAAAAGTTAAAAACATGAAATCCTGCCAAAATCCTGCGGGTTATTTGGTTGGTATTTTAAATAAAATAGTTGAAGCAAATAAAACAGCTTATGCAGTTGTTCCATCTGGAGATAGTTCAGCTTTTATTGCAGGTGAAAAAGAAATTATTGATTTTATTGCAAGTAAAAAAATGATGATTGGGCAAAAGCCAGTGATAGAAAATGCTTTAGAGCAATTACTAATTTGGTTTAATCAAAAAGTTGGGTTTTTGGATGAAATAAAAACATTGAATATTTCAAATGAACAGCTAAAAAGTCTTTTTGAAAAAGCTGGAAAAGATTTATTTTTCAAAACAAAGTTTGGATATGACAAAAAAGATGCCTTGTTTTTAGCTTTTAATAATAAAGATTTTAGAGTTGAAAAAGATGAAATTTTAACACAAAATAAAATTCACGAAACAATGGCAAATGCTCTAAAAGATAAAAAAATACCTGTTTTATCTGGCAGTTCTTTTTTCAAAAAAATAGATGATAAAAAAGATGATAGTTTTATGACTTCTGTTTTTAAAAAAGCTGAAAACTTAGCAAATAAAGTAAATAGTTATTTGCTTGATGAATTTGATGATAACGAGGTTATACCACAACAATGTTAGAAAATAGAAAGCCTTCTTTGTATGAATTAGAAGTATTTATATTTCATTTCAAGAGTTTATTAGATTTTAATAATTTTTCTTTTATTTATGATGAAATAAAAAGCTTTGATATACAAGAGCTAAAAACATTCAAAGAATATTTATTAAAAGGTAATGATGAAAAAGCTTTAAGGGATTATTATAACTATCATTATAATTTTAACAATATGTTTGAAAAAATAAGATTTATGCAATTACTTAAATGGCATTTAATAAAATTTGATGCAGTAATCAAAAAAGTAAGTGATTATAAGCTAAAACAAAAAGAAGAATTAGAATTAAAGACTAAAAAAGTTAATCAAATTAAACAATCTTTTCTTTTAGCAAAAAATATTATGGTAGGAAATGGAGTTGTTTATGGTAGAAGTAAATGAAAATAATAGTATTTTTGAAGTTTTAGACATGATACCTTCTTTATTTAAAGATGATTTAAATATTTTAATAAAAGAAAATAAAATGTTTCATGATTTATTGCATGATTTATTGCTATATCACCCAAATGGAGAAGAAACTTTTAGCAAAAAATTAACAAATGAGCAAATAGATAAATTAAATGATTTTGTTTATCAATATAACTTAGATAAAGATGGCGAAGATTTAACAGTTGATATTGAATTTTTAAAGTAGGTATAAGATGATGAGTTCCTTAATTTTTGATATTTTATATCGAAATATAGAAGGTTTGACTATAGGTTTTGTTTTTATTATTAGTTTTTTTATGGAGTAAAAAATGAATAAAGAACAGTTAATTAAAAGCTATGAGAAAGTTTTTAAAAAGGCAACAAAGGAGTTGGTATCTTATCTAAATAATGATTATCAATTTTCTGAAAGTAATTTTATACAAGTAAAAGAGGTATTTTTTACTTCAGGAGCTTTTTTATCGGATAATATCCCAGATAAGGAAATAATATGCTGATAATTCTTGATAAAAAAGAAGAAGAGCCTGTTGGTTTAACTGCCAAATTTATTATTGATTTACAGTTAAATTTAGCTAAAAAAGAAAATAATCAGGAAAGTGTTAGGCTTAATCGTATTTTTGAAATCCAAGAAACTATAAATAGGTTTATAACTTTTTCAAAAAGTATTGATCTTGAATGGGTAAAAGAATTAAATGAACACATAGAATTTTTTAATGATAAATATGGTCAAAAGGAGTAAAAATGAGTCAAGTAAACTTAACTACATTAGAAGAAAAAAATAAATATCTTTTAAATTTAGTAGATAATATTATTTTTGAAGGGCAGGAGCTTGTTAAGGATAATTTTAAAAGTAAATTATTTGCTTTTATGAAAGATTTAAATGAAGTTAAAGATGAGCTTTTAAAAGAATGTATTAAGCAAGATGAAAATAAACATAAATATATTCCTGGCGTTATTTCACTTGCTGGTAATTTTGTGGACTCTTCTTTACTTGTAAATGAATGGAGTGATGAAGATGCTCAAAAAATAATGGACAGAAATTGTATTTTTCTTGGTAAAAAAGAAGCTTTAGAATATGATAAAAAAGAACAGATTTTTAGAAAAATTATAAGGTGTAGAGACAGTGCAAGAAATGGATGGACTCCACTTTTAAACAATAATGATAAAAAATGTTTTATTTTACCTAAGCGTTTTGAAATTAATATTGTTGATTTAAAAGCTTGGGAATACGATATAACATCTCATAGTTTTCTCTTAGCTTTTAAAGATATAGATCAAGTAAAAGATTTTAGAAAATTGGTTTCAGATAAAGAAATATTAGATTTTTTTAATATATAAAAAGGAAGAAATAAAATGAGTACAAAAAAATGTAGAAATTGCGGTCGAATAATTTCAGGTAAATAAATATGAGTGAAGAGCAAAAACCTTATAATATTTTTGATCATCAAAAATCAAGGCTAGAAATTAACTTAGAAAAAAAAGAAGCTATACGAAGGCAGCTTATGAGAACTATAGATAATGAAATAGAAAAAATAAATGTTGAAATAGCTTTTCATGAAAAAGAAATAGAAAAATTAAGAGAAGAAAGATTTAGAGTTCCTTTTAAGTATTTTGTTGATTATAGTTAAGTTTTAGCCGTTCCATTATCCATAATACGAATTATCAATACATCAGATTAACGATTTTACAGGGTTTTAGCTCTGTTTTTTTTCTTTATTGCAATTTTATCTTATTTGAAGATATTTTTTAGACAATAAAAAAGATAAAAACCAAATAAAAAAAACTAGCTATTTCTAGCTAGTAAGGAGTTTATGAAAAAATGAAAAAAAGAATCAAGAAATTTTATTTTTATTCTTTTTTTTTCTCATCAATTTTTGCTTTAGTACCTTCAATAATAAAGACTGTGATAGCTCCAATTCCTGCCTTTATAAGTTCAGCTTTTATTTTTTCATCAGGAGTTAAAGCTACTGAAAAAAAAATAGATAGTACAAAAAATAATTTTATTAGAATTACTTTATTAATTTTTTTTGACATAAAATAATCCTATGACTTAAATATATTTATGTTTGTGAGAAAAGATAGCAAACCAGCACTAATTATGCCAATTCCAATACTTATATTTTCAACTAAAAAACTTGAAACAATTTGAAACATGATTTTAACCTCCTTTTTATTTAATTAAAATTCCCAGCCATATTCGTTGAATAGCCTGACACTTTCATCAATCAAAATTGGTACTAAATTTAATATCAAATCATCAATAAAAGCAGGTATTTCAAAAACAACATCAACCGTTTTATAAGCATCTTGAATAAATTCAATACACTTTGCTTTTTTTTCTTCACCAGATAACTCTTTTTGTTTTTCAACTAAAATAACACCTTCTTGTATTGTTTTGTTGAAATGTTCTAAAAATGTTGGGTTCAATAAGTTAAAATAGTTCATTTTTACCTCTATTTTTTTATAATTAAATATTTTTGTACTTCAGGTCTTATTTTTGTAGCAATCAAAGGGATAAAATACTTTCCTGGGCATAATGTCGCATCTCTCCAATTTTTACTTATATCTTTTACTTGGTTATGTCCTATAATTTTTTCAGCAGGAATATTAAATTTTTTACACCATGATGCACATACTTGTATCAATTGTTTTATTTGTGCTTCAGATGGTGAATACTCTTCAAAATTCCCAGCCAAGGCAATTGATAAGCTTTTATCATTTAATCCACTATTTGCAGCGTTATCTTGGCTTTCATCATTCCAGTTTCTTCCCATTTTAAAAGTTCCATCGAACTCAATAAAGCCGTTGTAAGCAATATCAACGTATTTTTGACGCAAATGTTCTGCTTTTTCATCTTCCATTTTTGCAAGTTTATTACCTGCAGTATGATGAATTACTAAGTATAAATATTTTTGAGTAGCCATATATAAGATCCTTTTTTTAAAATTAAGATGGGTTATTTTTCTTCCAATTGTCTAAATAACTCCAATGCACGTTGATTTTAAAAGTAAAATTTATTTTATTAAAATTTGGAATTGATACAAAATCACTCACTTCATTAAAAGTACAGTCGTTAAATTTTGAATATTCTAAAGTACATGAATCAATATTAGTATTAATAAAAGAGCAATTATTAAATTCACTTTCAGAAAAATCAGTATTTTGAATTGCTTGATAATCAAATTTACAACTAGTAAATTTACAACTAGTAAAAATTTTGTCAGTAATATTCATATTTAGAATAGGATATGAAAAATCTATATTTTTAAAAGTACAATTATCTGCAATAAATTGAAAATCACCTACCTCAACAAAATTACAGTTATCAAAAAGAGTATTAAAGCTTTTAGTGTTTTTAAAAGTAGCATTAGCAAAATTTACTTTTTCAAATTCACATTCTTTGTATTCGTTGGTATCAGCAGTATAGCCTGACATATTTACTTTATTAAAATTACATTTGTAAAAATACATGCGAGTTGCTGTAATACCTGAAAAATCTAGATTAAAAAATTCTCTATTTTCCCATAAAAGATTTTCTTCACCAGAAGAAATCATTTCATGAGCCGCATCATCCCATGAATTACTACCATTTTCTAATGCTGTCTCTCCAGCTGTATTTTTTAAAGTCCATTTTGCAACCATTTTTTTTGTTTCCTTTGATTACTGTTTTATTTAGCTCTATCCGCCGTTAGCTTGTGTTATTTCAAAATACCACACGCTGGCAATTGATTTATAAGTTACACTCTCGCTTGGATAATCTTTTGCTTGATAATAAGCTTTTATATATCTCAATCCTGATGTTCCATAATCGTTCAAAGTAAGATTAGTAGGAGTAATACCTCTGTCTTTTCCAAAATTTATTACTTGTGGATTTACTGTAAAAGTATCATCGTCTAAACTAGATATTTCTAAAATAAAATCAAAATCAGAGAAAAAAAGAGGTTGCTCATCTACTACAGGACTATAAAATGTTTTTGTTGATTGATCATTAAAATGCAAATAGTCAGTCAAATAAGCATTGGAGGCTATCAAAGATGGTTTAATTGTAGTTGTTGTGGTTACAATCATTTCAATAAATTCATTTAAATTTGCTATACCGCCACCAGGTGCAGGATTTTCACTTACATAATTTTCCATTTCTTCTACAGATACTCCTTTTTCATTTATTTTTTCTATATTTTCAATGAGATTTTTTAATAAATCACCATCTTCTGTATTTAAATTTTGTATTAATGCCATAAAATTCTCCTTTTAAGCTTCTATAAAATGTAATATAAATAAACCACTACCACCGATACCACCTAGTGTAGATGTATCAGAATCACCACCACCACCACCGCAACCAGTGTTATCATCAGCACTCAAACCACTTTGAGCAGTAGTAAAAACACTAGCACCACTAGCACCACCAGAGATATAGCCAGCTCCATTTTCTCTATAAGTAAAACCGCCTCTTCCAAGTATTGTACTTTTACCTCTAAAAGTAGGTAAAATACCACCAGTAGCACCTTTTTGTTGAAAATCAAAAAATTGCCAGATAGCATTTTCAATATCTAAATCAGATAAATCAGCTATTCCATTTAATGTAGTTGTGCCTCCACCTGCACCAGTACCAGAACCGCCATTGTAACCAACGTCTCCACCAGGTGCAGAACTTCCATTAAAAGTTGTAGCTCCACCAGTTCCTACAGCTAATCCACCAGAACCAATTACAATAGGGTAAGTAGTACCAGATGTAAGAGTAGAACCAGAAAGAACATAAAAAGCTCCACCGCCTCCACCTTGATTATCATTAGCAGAATTGTTTTGTCCACCGCCTCCACCTCCACCAATTAAGCAAGCTGACCATTTTGCAATATTTGCAGATGGAATAAAATTACCAGAGGCTTTATATATAACTCTTTTAAGTTTTGAATAACTTTGATTTACATGTTGTTTTAAGTTTTTCCATTTACTATCTTTAAAAGCATAGAAAAAATTAAGATCAGTAACTACATCCTGAATAATTGCAGATGTAGAGACTAAATTTTTACAGGCTATAATACTATTTACAGCACTACTCAAGGCAACACTGTTGTTTTTTATTGCACTCCAAGCAAGGGCAGAACCTTTTATTATTGCTAATGATGCGGAATCTTCAAAAAGTTCTCTGGCTATATCATAAATCCCAATTGCTTTTTTAAAAGCGACTAAATTTGATGTAGTGCCTAACTCGGTTTGAAGTGTTGTAGAATTTAAAGCACCAGATAAAATCCTATTTGTTATATTTATTCCAATTGCTGTATTGCTCACTATATTAACTCCTTACTTTTTAAAATATCGTATAAATCTTGATGTTTTTGTTCCAAAATTTTTATTCTTTGCTCCAAATCATTGTTTTTATTATTTAAATCTATTGTTTTTTGTTCAAAAAAACTTCTTATTTCCATAAAAGAATTAGAAATATAATCAAGTGAAGGAAGGAATAAAACCCATCTACCAGTGCCAGTTGTAGGGGCTATTAAATACTCAATATCTTCATCAATTGTTATTGTTTTATCAAGTCTATAAATACTATCCAATTCTTTTATATATGCCATGTTCCCACTGTCTAAAGATGTTGTGTTTACGGCTTTTAAATCAGAAATAGCATTATAATCAGTTATTAATCCTGAAAACTCATCTTTTAAATAATCAATCCATTTTCCAATTACAAAAAACTTATAATTAAAATCACCTTCACTAGGAGTCTCAAGAGGTTTATACCCTTGTTGCTGTTTAGATGTTGATGTGTTACTTAATGTTGGTGCAGATGTTGTTATTATTGCGGTTGCTGGGCTTAATGCTTCATCTAAAGAGATGTTTACTCTATTTGTATTAATTACATCAACATAAAAACTAGCAATATTTATATTTATAATGTCATAAGTTCCATTATTTTCAATGTTTGTTGCATTTTCAATAACTAAAGAATGTCCTAACAAAACACTTGATAAATCTGGTGTTCCATCAAACTCATATCTTACAGTAGATAAGGCGTAAGGCATTCCAACAGGTGTTTTACCAATATAAGTAATATTTTTTACTGTTAATCCTGTTAAAATATTTGTTATTGTCGCTCCTTGACACCATTGAAGTCTTTCAGTTGGTTTTGTCATTATTGTTTTTATTCCTTTTTTTTAAATAGATGTAGCAAAAATACCAACTCCAAAGCCTCTTGCATCAGGGTTACCAGAAAAACCAAAAGAACCTGAAAAAACTTGAACACAATCAATTTCTATTGGTAAAGTTGCATTGATCAATGCTTTTTTTATTTCACTTGGAGGTAAAAGCATATCACCAGCAAAATTTAAAGTTATTGCAGCTGGATAAGTATCTCTATGATAAATTCTTTCAGCTCCTAAAAGTCGTAAAATATTATCAATTTCTACACTTGTTCCATTAGAAATATTCTCAAAAATTTTTGCAAAAATAACAGCTCTATAAGCATTATCATTTATAGCAGGCAAACCAGTTATCGGTCTTGGCTGTCCTACACTATCTCCAAAATAATCAAGGCTTTTATTTGTAGCTTTTTTAATATTATGATTTTCAAGTAAGTCAAAACAAATATCTTCTATTTCTTGAAGTTGAGAGCAAAAAATTTCTAATCTTTTTAAAATAACAGGTTGCCCTTTCATTTCTTCTAAAAGTAGATTTTTGCCAATTTCGTAATAAGAATTTATTTTTGTTATATTCATGAGTTTACAATTATGTTAGTAGTTAGAATTCTTGCTCTTTCAGTGTTTAAGACGGTTAAATTTGTAGATAAAGTCGGAGATGGTGAAAAACTTTGTAAAATTTCTACATCATCAATACCTATTATAGCATCTAAAATACCCATTAGTCTCCAATTAATTACATCATCACCATTTTTATAATTATTTGCTAATTCATTAATTAATGTTTTAGCCAAAATATCGCCATTAGAAGGATATAAGGAGTTTGTTGTCAAATTTACTATTAAATAAACATCTTTTATAGTAGCTCTATTAAATCGAATTGTATTACTATTCCCATCAATATCAGTAATAATAGTAGATACACCGCCATGAGTTTCAATGCCATCACCCTTAGTCTCTTTGATTGTTGTGGCAATTTCAAGATCAATACCACCTTCAACAGTTAAAGAAAATGAATGAGGAGGCAACCCATCAACAATAGCACTAGTCCTGTTTTCAATACCAGAGCAATAAGTAACACCATCAAGTTTTTTTACTGCATTTATTACAGCTTGTAATGTTCCACCTTTAGAAATTACAAGGCTTATAGCTCTCCTTTTTCTAAATTCCGCATCAGTTTCAATTAATCTTCCTTCAATAGAAATAGTCAAATTAGATACTACATCTAATCCACTTATTACAGTTACTGCATCATCAATACTTCCAATACTTGCAGAAAAAACACCAAAATCAACACTTTCAACAGGTACAATAATACTACCACTTGCAGGTATGGTAACAGCTTGAGTTGTAACCCATTCTATGTTATTAAAAGATTGTTTTAAAACCGTTCCAATTGGTACTATTACATCACTAGCACCTAATGTTGATAATTCAACTTGAGTTACCACAGATTTTTTTGGACCTAATCGGCTTACTCCACTTGCAGAACTAGCATTATCTAGACTTATATCTTGAGCATAATCAGGTAAACAAGCATAATAAACAGCTTCTAAAACTTCATTAGCATTAGATAAAAGCTCATTATAAATACCAATTTCAACACCTTCAGGTGAGTCATCAGATACATCAAAATCATTTCCAAATGCTGTTTTATATTTATTTTGAAAATCTTCTCTTATTTCATCAGCGGTTTTTCTTCTAAAACCAGTTGGTACAACACCGTAAATACTCATATTATTGTGTCCTCTATTGTTATTTCATTTGCATTTATTGTTTCTACCGTAAAATTAACTTTCATAGTTCTTTGAGTTCTTAAAGGAGTAATTTTCAAAGAAATAATTTTACTAATTCCTTCTGTTTGGCTAATCTCATTTCTTAATGTAAGTTCACATTGTAATAAATTAGGATTTTTAATCAAAAATTGGTTTAAATAGTCAATTCCTTTAGTGTTATCCAAAAACCACTCACCAAAAAATCTTTTTATTCTAAATCTTAGCCTTTTTATAATTTCATCATCGGAAGTAATTAAAACTCTTTTACCAGATGAAATATCATAATCCCCACTTGCTGTCATTAAAAAACTTTTTCTCATATTTTTAACCTGTTACCTTTGCAACCGAACTACCAACGCCACTTGTAGATGGTGCAGGTATTACTATACCTAATCCGCTTAAAGCTGTGTTTACTGCTGTTATCCATGTCATTATGCTATTAAAATTACTATCTGTTGTTGTTCCTTTTGCAAGTGAAATAGAAGCAAAAGAACCGCCCATTTTTACAGTAGATGAGTTTAAAAGTACCTCAGTGCCTTTTATTTCAACTTCATTGTTTTTTACTTCAACAAATTGGCTTCTGTCATTTTTTCCAAAAAAAAAGGTGTCAGGAATAGAACCAAGTTTTGTTTTTTTAGTAATGTTTCCAGTGGGTAGAAAAAAAGCATCATTCTCATCATGAAATCTTTGCTCTCCTGGTTGCATTATTGTTTTTCCATCGGTTTCTAAGTAATTATCAATACTTCTTTGAGAAAAAATAGCCAAACCAATATCATCTTTTGCAGGTTTAAAAGACATATTAAATTTAGAATTAGAAAAAAATAAAATAGGAACGGATGTAATAATCTCTCTTTTTATTTCAACTTCTTCATCTTTAGAGTTCAAAATAACTTTAGAAAAAATAGCCTGTATTTCTACAAAATTTGTATTTTCATCAAAAGAAATGACCTTACACGGCATGGTAGTATTAACTTTTGACATAAAAAAGCCAAAAATATTTTCTATTGTTTCGTCAGGGCTTTCTTCTTGATTTTCTATAAAATTATTTGTCATAAAATTGTGCCTCTAAGTTCGTAAACCATTTTTCACCATCACTATCACCTTCATGAGTTACATTAGTAATTAAGTAATATCCGGTAATATATTCGCTCTCAATTTTTACCAAAGAACCTGTAACAATGTCATGCCTCAAAAGGCTTTTAGCTTTTATCCCTTTTTCTGTTTTTTCAGGTGAGCCAATTAATCCAGAGTTTGAGCCTAAAACAATTACTTCATTTCCAAAAGGCTCTGATATTTTACGGATATTTAAAACACCAGATTTTATATCAGGAGTAAAGCCGTTCGCTTTACAAAGTTTTACCAAAAAATCCCAACCTGGTCCACTTGAAGAAATACCGTTATTCCAATATTCTTTTTTGAAGCCAGATGTTTTTATACTTCCTTTTGGAAAGCCTAATGAATCTACAACACTTTGTATTACACTAGAAACCGACACTCTACCTCTTTTAGCAATGGTAAAAACTTGATTTTTAGTTATTTTTATTCCATCTTTTGCAGTTAGTGTTGTTATCCAATCTGTCTCATCCTGCCTGTTTTCGGTCTTATGAAAACCATCAACACCAGTTCCCTTTTTTATATTTATAAGATCTGTATT